CAGGTGTCGCGGCGTTTTGTTCAGCGGTAATGCGAATAATGGTGCGAATGCAGGCTTCGTGTATGCGAATACGAATAATGCGCCGTCGAATACGAATGCGAATATCGGTTCTCAGCAATGCTTGTAAAAATATTGCATCACCTGAAACCTTGCCACAAAAACATCCCGTTCCGGGGGTGTATGAGTGGGGCGACCCACGGCAAAAAATAAACCACGTTGAACGGCTTTGGTAGGGAAACCGAATAAGCCAATTATTCAAGCAAGGATGAAGCGTTTGAACAATCTTTTTGAAAAGGTCATAAGCCTTGACAATTTACGTCTTGCCGATGAAAAGGCAAGGCGCGGAAAGTCGCGGACTTATGGTGTTCAGATGCACGACAAAAACCGTGAAGCGAACATCCTTGCGTTGCACGAGCAATTAAAGAACGGAACTTTCAAGACATCCCCTTATCATGTTTTCACGATATATGAACCCAAAGAGCGTCTAATTTATCGCTTGCCGTATTTCCCCGACCGAATCTTGCACCATGCGATTATGAACGTGCTTGAACCCATTTGGGTGTCGGTGTTCACAAAGGACACTTATTCTTGCATCAAGAATCGCGGGATTCATGCTTGCGCAAAGAATGTGCGCCGGGCATTGAAAGAGGACAAGGACGGCACACGGTATTGCCTGAAAATCGACATCCGCAAATTCTATCCGTCAATTAACCATGAAGTGTTGAAAAGCATCGTGCGTCGCAAAATCAAGGACGCACGATTGCTTGCACTTCTTGATGAAATCATTAGTTCAACCGACCATCCCGGTTTGAGCATCCGCAATTTCGTTCAGGTCAACGGAAAGGTTGTCGCGGTTGACGGACAGAGTGTGCCGATTGGCAATTACCTTTCGCAATACTTCGCAAACCTGATGTTGGCTTATTTCGACCATTGGTTGAAAGAGGAAAAGCGGGTGAAACATTATTTCCGATATGCCGATGATATTGTCATTCTATCGGGTGATAAAGATTACTTGCACCAACTATTGCACGAAATCCGGGCTTATCTTGCCGGGTTGAAACTGACGGTCAAAAAGAATTATCAGGTGTTCCCCGTCGATGCGCGGGGAATTGACTTCTTGGGTTATGTCTTTTATCACACCCACACGCGATTGCGCAAGTCAATCAAGCAAAGGTTGTGCCGCCGGGTGGCACGTCTTAACAAACGGAAGAAGCCTTTGCCCAAAGAAGCGTATCGCCAACAAATTTGCAGTTGGTGGGGCTGGTGTAAATACTGCAATTCACGAAATCTTTTTAACAAACTAAAAACATCAATGCCGTATGAAATTAGTTTCAATCGCGCCAAATGCGCATTACGACATGACGCACGGAAAACCGAAGATGCTTGAAAAGGACAACGACGGTTCTTGCATCGTGCGTCTTAACGTCGCGACCGAAAAGGGCATTCCCGGCGGTGACATCGCCAATCAGTCCGCCGACGCGGAGGAAGTGCAAACCGGGTGGTCTTGCTATGAAGTCAGGACATTTGCAGCTCCGACCAAAGCGAACTTGAAAAAGGCAATCATCCGTTCCATCGTGGACGAAACCGCCGAATTTGACCTTGTAAACTCCTACAACAAGCACACGTTGGGAATCAAGGTCGATGAATCCGCCGTGCAGAAATATAAGGACTTCTTGACCCTGACCGAAGAAATCGACGCGGCATTGGTCGAAGTCCTGAACGACTAACTTCTAACTAACACTTACTAACAATGGCAAGGTTTGGCGACCTCGGAATTGAATCCGGGGCAATCATCGGAAAAGGAATCGAGATTGAAGAATTGTTCGGCAAGCGCATCTTGATTGAGAAAACAAAGATTTCAAAGTCAAAGTTCACGGGCAAGAACAATTCGGGAATGCGACTGCAAATGCAAGTCGTTCTTGCGACGTTCAACGATTGTGCCGACGCAAACGGCGACTTCTTTGTGAAGAAGCCCGACGGCACACCCGACGGCGAAAGGCGATGTTGCTTCACCGGGTCGGATATTCTTATTGAGGACATCCAAGAAGCAGAAGCAAAGGTTTCGGCAATGAACACGGAACGTGCCGGAAAGCACGAACCGCCCATTGAACTTTATCCGATTGACACAACCATTGTCAAAGTCGGAAAGTGTTTCAATTTCACTTAATATGACAAACGAACTCCATCCGATTTTTTCAGCGGTCGGCAAATACCTGATGGGGGCAATCGGCGCATTGATAGGATTCTTGCACCCGACTTTCCCTTTCATCATCGTTTGCACCATCGCCGTGTTGCTTGATTGTTACACGGCATGGGCATTGTCGCGCCGCGTCAAGAAGAAGTTTCCCGGTGCTAACGATGGCAAGTTCAAAAGCCATTACGCCGGACGGGTATTTGTTACCCTTGTGAAAGTCTATGCCGTGACCGTGCTTGCCTATATGATTGACACAATCATTTTCCCCGAAATTGCGATGTTGTTGCCCAACATCGTTGCCGGAACGGTATGTTTTTGGCAAATATGGTCAATGCTTGAAAACGAATCATCTTGCAACAATGCACGGTGGGCGGAAATCGCACAACGCATCATGGATGACAAGACCGAAAGGCATTTTGACATCGACTTGCACGAACTGAAACACCCTGAAAGGGGCAAGGACAAGGACACCCCGGCGACAACGCCCGGTGTCGAGTAATAAACCAAATCATTTAACCACATGGCAAATGTTGATTCCCTATTGCCTTACATCCTCAAATTTGAGGGTGGTTTTGTCAACGACCCCGCCGATGCCGGGGGCGCGACAAATAAAGGCGTTACAATCGCAACATGGCGGCAAGTCGGTTATGACAAGGACGGTGACGGCGACATCGACGTTGCCGACCTGAAAATGCTGACCGATGCCGACGTGCGAAACCGGGTGTTAAAGCCCGCGTTTTGGGATAGATGGAAAGCCGACCGCATCAAGTCGCAAGGTGTCGCAAACATCCTTGTCGATTGGGTGTGGGGGTCAGGCAAGCACGGCATTGTCATTCCGCAACGCCTATTGGGTGTCGTGCCGGATGGCATCGTGGGTGAAAAGACCCTTGCCGCCGTCAATGCCGCCGACCCCCGGCAGCTTTTCGACGCTATCTTTGAAGCCCGCAAGAAGTTCTTGCACGACATCACCAACCAATCAATCGCAAGGTATGAACGCAAAATCGGTCGAAAGGCGACGGCATCCGAATTGAGGAAGCACACCAACCAACGCTTCATCAAGGGATGGTTGAACCGCCTTGAAGCGATTAAACAATTCCGCCCATGAAACGTGTGTTCTTCTTCATTGTCGTTGCCCTGATGCTTGCGTCGTGTGCATCGACCCGCAAGATTCAGGAAACGACCGCATCCGTTTCGGTTGATTCAACAAGCGTCAAGGAAACGGCAAAGCATGAATCCGAAAAGGTTGTTGACACGACCCGGACGGAACACTGCAAAGTCGTGATAACGGAAATCATCTTTGACACCACGCCCGCCGCAAGCCCGGCGACCGACAACTCGGACGCAAGGGCATCGCCCGACACTTCGGCATCAGATAAGCCCGCCACGACACAAACACCCGCCGCAACCGTTAATATTCCCGGTTTCGGTCAGGTGTCCGGCAACATCAAGTCCATTCGGCAAACCGTTCTTGAATCCGACAATGAAACCAAAGGTGAAAGCAAGGAATCCGAAAAGCAAGAGGAATCCAAATGCAATGCAAATGTTTCGGTCGCCGAAGAAAACAACCATCGTGTCGAACAGCCCGCGCCCGACCCCAAGCGGTGGCGATATTACTTCTATCTTGCCGCCGTCGGCGTTGTGGTGCTTCTTTACCTGAAACGTGTTCCGATTATAAATTGGATAAAAATAATTTTATCAGGGTTGCGCCGCATCTTTTGAAAAAAAATTCTTAACTTTGCAACATCATTGTTGCGAAAGCCCCGAAAGGGGAACAATGAGAAGTCGCCCGGCATCATGTCGGGCGAATTTCATTTTACCATGTGAGGACTTACTCACACATCAAAAAAACGACCCCGGAAATCTGACTTTCGGGGTCGTTTCGTGTACCTTTTCGTGTACGTTTTTCTTATTTGCTTGAATATCAAGCGAAATTGCGGAGAGAACGAGATTCGAACTCGTGGATAGGATTGCTCCCATCGTCGGTTTAGCAAACCGGTGGTTTCAGCCACTCACCCATCTCTCCTTAACCAAGGAAAAACATTCCGGCCGACGCTTCGGCCTCATTTTTCGCTTTTGCTCTGCAAAGGTAGATGTTTTTAATGTCTTGACCAAATTTTTAGCGATATTTTTGACGATTCATTCAAAAAATAAATATTCCGACTGTCTGTTTTCACAAATTTATTATAATTTTTACATTTTTCGCCCGATTTATTTGCAATGTTTAATTTTTATTACAACCTTTGCGAAACTACCAATCATATCCACGACTTATAATCTACAAACCATTATGTTCAGATCCATTACCTGCTCTTTACGTTCAGTGGCGTGTCTCTTGACAGCACTATTTCTATGCCAGGCCATCAATGCCGACGCACAATCGACTGACCGATTCTTCAAGATCGACAAGTCTATGCTTGAGTCAATAATCACAACAGAGTCTATCTCTTATCCAGACCTTCCTTTACTAATAGTCGAGGAAGATGCCAGTATGGCTATCCAGGCTGTATTAAACAAGACTTCTACATCTATGCTACCATGTCCTGTCACTTTTACTGACGGATATGCGGAAATATCTGAAGGTGAAAACAACAATGTTTACTTCATTTGTGAACCTATACAAGATTCAAAATTACAGAGTGGATATGAATTAAGAATTTTATCATGTCCAACCCCTTACTTAGCAATGGAACTCGGCGTGAAATCGGGTAAATTTTATATTGATGATTCAAGTGTATATTTAAATTTCACATTACTGACTGATGAATCATCCAACGATTGCAAGTTTCAGCTACAGACCCAATACAAAAAGGGGGGAGAGTATCATAGTATTGTATATACCGGAGCTGGAAATGATGAGGGTTTTAAATTAATGGTTGATAATTCTAAACGCCTGTCGTTTTACCGATTAGACCCGTATAAGGCGGAATTATCAGAATCGCCGATGGATGAAGACAACAACATTGTTCTCACATTGAGCCCTCACCAGCGAGTTGCAAGAATGAACAACAATTCGATTAATTATATATTAAATAACGGTGAGGAGGTGTCTATTTCAGATTTGTTGTCATCACAACACTCCATAGCTTTACCTTCGATTATAACAAAACCAGAACCGTTTGAAATCACGCTGCCAAATTACAACAACGATGCCACTACTTTATGGGCAATCCCGACAACTAAATCAGATCGCAACTCACCCCATCTCCCATTTGGCCCCATATACCGCGCGACATACTCCGACATCAGCACCGGCCTGACCGCTCCGGCCGTGGCTGACGCTGAGGAGGCGACTCCCGTCTACTATACCCTGCAGGGCATACGCGTCTCTGAGCCATCGGCTGCCGGTGTCTATTTGTGCAGGCGCGGCGCGAAAGTGACCAAAATTATTGTCAGATAACACATCGCGACTGCCATATTTGTCAGTATAGTTTAACACTATTTGTCAGTTTTGGCCTTTGGCATTGATTTTGCTATTTGTTATATAGACAACGTATAACACAAACAAAACCACAAATATAATCATGCAGAAAGGACAAATAGGAGTAACGACCGAAAACATATTCCCGGTCATCAAAAAATTCCTCTATTCCGACAATGAGATATTTCTCCGCGAACTTGTAGCCAACGCCATCGACGCCACCCAGAAGCTCAAGACCCTCTCGTCATTCGGCGAGTACAAAGGCGAGCTCGGCGAAATGCGTGTCGAAGTCAAGGTCGACAAAGAAGCCGGCACACTCACCGTCACCGACCGTGGCATAGGCATGACAGCCGACGACATCAACAAGTATATCAACCAGATAGCCTTCTCAGGCGCGGAAGAGTTTGTAAATAAATACAAAGACAATGCCAACTCCATCATCGGCCACTTCGGCCTCGGCTTTTACTCGGCCTTCATGGTGTCGAGCAAAGTCGAGATACTATCGCTCTCCTACAAGGAGGGAGCCGAAGCCGTGAGCTGGACATGCGACGGCTCGCCCGAATACACCATGGAGCCGTGCGACAAGTCGACACGCGGCACCGAG